GTAGGAGAAGCACCAGAAGTAGTGGAAAGATTAAAACCTGGGATCAAAATTGTTGGTGCATAGGCTCGTAATGTATATTCTTTAGAAGCAGTAGAAAATGTTGCTTTATGAATTATGAACTTGATATCTTCCGTTTGTTCCGCTGTCCAAGTAATATTGTTTTCGGATTTGAACATTGTGCCGATATATGGCTGTTCAAAAATTATTTTACCTGTTTCCACAGATTGCTTACCGAACTCTGAAGTCCATAGGTTGTAACTATTAGAATTTGCAAGAAGAACAAAACAGAATTCTTTGTTTTCAGGAAGATAAATTGGACGTACAAATGTGAATTTAGTTGGAAGTGAAGCATTACCAGAAGTAAAGACTGATGCTGGAGCCAAACTCACGTTAGCGTATTCAGAAACCAAGAACTCACTTGGGTAACCATTTGTTACTTCTCTAATCTGTATAGTAACTGGAATTGAATTATCTTTTGACTGGAAAAAGATAGAGATAGCAGTAATAAAACAACCACCCTTTACACCATAGGTGAAAAACGTCTGTGCGAGAGGGTCACCACCGCGGCCGCCCTGACCACCTTGTTGGGGTGTCCGACGAACTGGTTGTACTGGTGCTGGAGGTGGTGGAGTAGATCTTGGTGGTGCTACTGGAGGTGGGGGAGGAGCCGCATCTACAATGTTATTTTCTACACGGTTAACAATAGTATTTTGAAAAGTATTGAATCTTGTATTTGTAACATCGGTGGTCTGTTTAAATGTTTTAAGAATACCTGCCGCAGAAAAATCAGCCTGAGCAGTACCCACAGAATTGCCGGGCACAGCTGTTTCATCATAAACTGGTGAATCTTGGACAAGGAAAGTACGCGTTCCTGTATTAAACGTCATAGGTGGGATATCGAAATATCCAGAAACAGTACCCGCTGCAGTCGTTGTTAATGCAGCTCCACCATTAACATATGCATCTACAGATTTCCCATCAAAGAAAGCATATAATTTTGTGCTCGGTTTTGTATCGACCACAGAAAAATTTATTCTCTGTGGTCGAATGAACGAAATAGATGTAAGACCTACAAGATCAGTTCTAGAAATAGACTGTGTAGTTAGATAACTATTGATAAGTGATGTTGCCATTTATTTCGATTTCTTTAATACTATAGAACCAACAGTCTTTAGGAATGCTAGCAGAATAGTTTTTGTTATTTTTCCATCATTAAAGATGGATGATACGATCCTATCTAAGATTCTTGAATCTAAAGCACCAAGAACTTTAGATACAGCATATGACCCATTAATTAATTCATTGTTTGCAGCAGCGTCACAAAGCATTTGCATACATTGATCATGAGTACTATGATCATATTTAATTACGTTTCTCAAGAATCTTGTATCTTCGAGGATAGAAGTGGTACCATAGCCATTAACGATATAGGTAGAGTCACCATCTAACCAAAGGTTATATACCATCTCTTCTGATTCAGAGAGGGGTTTAGTCCAAATTGGTGGAATGTACTTAACGTCACCAAGCCAATAATATTGAACCTCACGTGTTGGAAGAACCAATTCACCACCAAAATAGATAGGGTGATTCATTGTAGCGAAAGGAGGATATTCTGGATCTGGGCTATACATACCCCACATTATATTTTTAAGAGATTCTACATAAAGAACAACATTGTATGATGTCCGATCTTTATTCATCACCAAATCACCAGATCTAATCTTAGAAATTTCTTTAAATGATCCATCATACATTGTTACTAATGTATCGGCCGTGAAACACCCAGCAGAAGAGCCAGATGATCCGGCCGCCGCGGCCGATGCTGCACCAGAAGAAACAACAGGAGTAGGAGCTGGTGCAAAAGAAACTCGGGCGCCAGCTGGTGGTACCCAATTCCACGGACGTTTAACATCAATAGTTTCTGTAACCACATTCACAACGGTGTTGTTGACCACTCTGTTATTGACATTCAGAACGGAAGGTAGGTTTTGAATTTCTTCCCATGAGTCAGATTTTGGAGTAATAGTCATCTGGCCGTGCCAAGAGAACACAGAGAACGGATTAATGTTTGTAATTCTAGAAGAAAAAGGTTGTTTAGCAAACACAGTTTCTGTATAAGGAAGAGAAACTACACCGTTGGTGACCTGACAATTTGAATTATTTGAGGTCAATGGAATAAGTGGTGTTTCTATTACTTCGAACTGAGGAATGATATTACCTGAAAAATATGTAACAGTAAATTGATCATTTAGAATATCAGAGATAGTATCTGGATTTTGGAATGTGTCAACTAAATAACCAGACTTAAATCTTGATAAACCAGTCTGTGCGTCAACGATGTCATAATTGACAGCTGAGGCCTCAGATTCAGTAAGTGTTACATATTCCTCTAGTTGCTCAAGTCTATTTTCAATCTTAGAAACATCCTTCATTGTATAAACTTTATTGTCGGACTTAGTAATCCGAATATCATTTATAGAATAAGTATAAGGTGGAACATATAGAGAACAAAGAGAGATCGTCTCTGATGGGATAACCGGAACTACTGGATTATCTTGTGGAACACCTGGGATTATTCTAACATTAGAAGATTTATCTAATACTGCTACATCATAACGACCAACATAACTTTGGACNGAAGATGTAATTCTAGAATCATTCTGAACTAAATAGTTCGTAAGAGAAGATGTACCAGAAAGTACGCCGGTGATACCCTTACGTGGCCGGAAGTCTAAACAATTTCTGAGATCATATTTTCTACCTTCTGATCTACTGGTGTAAAATAACAACGATGATTCAAAGTAGTCAGTTAAACCAGATGAAACATATGAATCCACAGAGAAGTGATCACCAGAACCCGCGTTATGAATAAAATAGTCATAGATAACGGTTATAGTACCAGTAGGTGCTGAGCCCGAAGTAAGAATAATAGATGATCGGTCATATACATAATCACGTTGACCATTATCAAATGTAAATCTAGAAGTTACATTCCCTTCGGTAGAGGAAATAACAGAAACAAGTCTAATACCATCAGCATACTTAAGTTGACCGACGCCAGAAGATAAAGTAACTACTTCTGGGGCAGCAGTTGTTTTAGTCTTAGTTTTTGGAGACGTACCAGTCATTGTTTTTGTGGCAGCACATACAATATAAAGAGTAGCAGTCAATGGAGTGATACCCGTAATTGTAACAGAAAGACCATCAGGTGCTACAGTCGCGACGGATATAGGTTTAACTGTACCATCAGAAGCGGCAATTATAAAATTACCTTGCTCTTTTGGATCTATAGCCATACCGGACACAGAGAATGAAGCATTACCACCCACACAAGTTACCGTTGTGTAGTAATAAACCTTGTAAGACATGTCTAAACCAGAAATACCGGAGACGGATTTAACAGATTTCTTTGGAAGTTCTACTAAAAGATTATCCGTGATATTCTTGGAAATAACATCAACTGAAAGCACGCGGGCATTAGCAGTAGAAGGAGCTGTAATGTTGTCACCAGACACAGGCACAGCATTGGAAGCAGAATGTTTTAGTAACATAAAGTTCACCCGTAGATCTTGTAAATTTACGAACTGTTGCAAGCCGGGTTGGGCTAGACGCGACGGTAATAATTTCATCAAGTACGAAATCAGTTGCTGTATTGGCAGATGCAACGATTTCATGTACAACATTCATCGCACCGGTTGTGAAAGTAACTCTACCGATATCCGCTACAGACTTGCCAGCGCTAAATTGAACATTGGTAATGTAAAGATCATAGATTGATGATGTTTCTGTGGCGCCAGCGAATTCAAGAAAATCAATTGCAAGAGCATTAGCTGTACCTACTAATACACCACCTGAAGTTGCAGAGTAAAATGAGATTGTTTCTTGTTGAAGAAAGTTTGGAAGTGTATTTACATCTGTAACTTTAATGTATTGGCCATACGAAGGCACCAAGTTGGCAGCTGTAGTCTTAATATGACCGAGAGTTCTTGCTTTATCTATAACTGTTTCTTTATATGAAAAGATTTCAGTTTCATATCCATTAACATATGCTTTGCCAGCACCGGTAGTAAGAATGAATTTAGATGCATCACCACCTGCAGCAAGATCATATTTGCCGCCATTAACAGCTCTTTTAAGGTGTTCTCGGGCAGTATTACCTAGCCCAGTGACAACATAATCACCAGATTCATCGAATGTTCTTCTAGCCAAATTCTTTTCGAGCTCGGAATACTTAGAATATCGAAGGTGCTCAAGTAATACACCTTCATCATAGCGCATAAGCTCAATATAATCATCACCAAAATCGGAATTTAATGGCAACGTCATAAGAGTAAGACTAATCTTTAAACGATCTGCACCGGGTGCTGCATAGTTATAAGAACCTTGTGCTGGATCTAATAAAGTAGTATCTGTATTTGCATCTACAATAGACTCGGTAATCTTTAAAAGTACGTGGCAAGAAGGAACACCAGTATATTTCTCAATCACAATAGTTTGTGGAGATACATTGGCAAAAGTTCCATTTACAAAAAATGTACCTCTACTAACAGATGCCAAGACCGATGCACCACATGGATCAACACCAAACGTAAGAATATTTTCTATATTGTTTGTAAGAGTTTCTGCTGGGGCGAATACACGTTCGCCGGCCAAACCTGTATTATAATACGTTACGAATAGAGTTGCCGGATCTGTAGCAGTAGGTTGTACTGCGAATTTAACGTAGACTCTAAGACCAGTGATATTACCAGTCAGTGTTTGACCAACTAGAGATGTAACATCAACTAGAGTCGTTTGAATCTTTACATAACCAACATCAAAATCGGTAGTTGAATTACCAGGCATAACAACGGAGCCGTGTTTAAACACGTGGCCACCAAATTGTGCAATCTGATTTCTAAGAATACTTTGAGATTGAGTTAACTCACGAGCCTGAACAGAAACACCAGGTTTGAATAAAACTTGGTGATAATCTGCGTCTACAGAAAAGTCATCATAGTATGGTGCTTGAGATAGATTTGTTGCCATATTTTTCTTTTAAACTGTTACGAATGTCTTAATAACAAATGTTTGGTCGGCCGTGAATGTGAAAGGGTTTTCCCCAGACGCGAATAATAGATCACCAGAATACTTATCAACGACTGGTGTGTAAGCCACAGATGTAGCAGTGTAAGTTCTTAGCGCCGAAAGTTCTGCGACGTATGTGCCAGCGGAATCTGAATATCCATAACCAACTTGTTGAAGCACTACATCATTATTTAATATACTTACGACGCGATATTTGATGTTATTCTTTAGCAAAATTTCATCAATTAATAAACCAGCTACATCGCTAAAAGTAACTCTATGTGCTATAAGATTAATTTGGTCTCTGATAGACTGACCGGTAAGAATATTCTTTGGATTCTTGATCAATCCAAAATATCTATAATCTTGCGCAAGTGCGATAATTGATGGATCTTTCTTAATAACATTTGTAAATGCAATAGTGGAAGATCCAAGTTCTCTAATTGCATCTCGGCCGTGGCCATATTTAGGTGATAAAATCATNTATGATTCACAATCAATACCAGANCCACGAGTAGAATCTGTTATAACCGCAGAAGCATAGGTATATCCCTGACCATAAGAAGTCATTGTGATCTTGGTGATATTACCGTCGATAATAGTTGGAACCGCAGTAGCACCAGTACCATCACCTACAATTTCAATTTGTGTTGAAATTGTATAATTCGTTCCAGGATTAGTCACAACCGCTGCATATAAAGCCCCAGGTACTGCCGTTTGCTCAATGATGTATTGATCAGAAGAAAAATCAGAAGAACCAAGCACAGGTTAAAATTTTTGCTTGATTCGTTTGTTGCAGACAATGAAACGGCTAATACAATCTCCGAGTAATCTTTACCTGGGTTATCAACTACAACGTCGATAATTGAACCGTTATATATTACGGGGGTAAAAGAAGCACCGGTACCATCTCCAACAAACACAGAGATTGTTGTACCAATACCAGATGAATACAACTTACCAGAATCAATGATGTTTACCTGAACTACTTTACCTTGGTATACAACCGCAGTAAGAATAGCAGATGAATTACCATATTTACCGGTACCAGATGCATCTAAAGAATTTACAATCAATGGGACTTCACCGGCGTATCCAATACCCGGATTAACGATATTTACTTTAGTAATTTCACCACCAGTAAACCCACCCAAGCCATCACTAACGATGGCACTTACCGCTGGAATTAGAATCAAGCCACCCAAGACGAAGTTTATCGTATCAGTACCAAGATAGGAAACACCCTGAGAAACAACTGTGGCCCCGGTTATCACACCACCAACTATAGTTGCAGTTAGTTCGGCGCCAGTACCAGTTAATGAACTAACAGAAAGATTTACACCTGCTATATAACCAGACCCACCATCCGTTATAGTAACAGAAGTAATTTTTCCAGCTAAATCTACATTCACATATCCAGCGGCGCCGGAACCAGAAACAACCGCACCAGTAGAAGTTATAGTTACATTTGGCACGTCTGTATAGCCAGAACCACCATACTCAACGATAATATCATCTACAGAACCGTTATTATAGAAACTATCAGTAAGAGATGTTTGTACTGGAATGTATGCAAATGACATAAACTTAGACTTCTTAAAAGAAGGCACTGCATACATATATTTCCAAATATAACCGTCAGAAAGTTTCAGAACAGCTGTGGGTTTACCGATCGGCTTAACAGTAGAAGGAGCTCCATTGTTATTCGAAAGACACTTATATACATTATATTCGTCTGTGATCACATAATACGGTAGATTTGTTAAATCTAATGTGTGATCGTATTGAGTATATACAGTATCAGTAACCCAATAGTTTCGTTTGGTTACTAATGAAACGTCGGTTGGACTTACTTTGTTGATGTAAAGAATATTAGATCTAATTGCAGAATTTTCGTAATCGGAATTGATCACAATATCATCTGGAAACACATCATCTTGTCCCCATGGATCTATCTTTCCAAGAAAGAAATAATAGTTAGATCGCTGATACTGTATCTCTTTGAGAATAGTATCAGCTACAGAAAAATGGAGACCAGCTCTAATAGAATTTGACATCTTGGAGATTCAATTCTTACGAAATTGTAACAACCCACGAAATAGTCAACGTATCTAATGCGTCTTTATTAACAACAGAGAATGTCGTACGTGCAAGCATGACGCCAGCGGTGGAAGCATTAAAAATCCCAGCTTCAGTAATAGCACCAGTTCCGTTACCAGCGTTAAAAGTCGCGGTAAAAGTTACTTGATTGCCAGATACAGCACCACCAGAAACAGTCAAAGCAGCACGTGTACCAAGCTGAGTACCGAGAGTCGTATTAGCAACATCCGGAGCTGTAGGAGAAGATCCAACTGCAAGATGGGTCATTACAGCTGTTGTTGNACCTGCAAGGCGAGAAGCAATNGCATTTTTACCAGTCGTCACAATAAGATTGGGTACAGTCTTTTGTTCTTTAATATTACCATACTGNTCNCGAAGAACAATTACAAGTTCACCGGTTGGCTTGAGTTTATCATTAATCATTTATTTTCCTTAGAAATGTGGGTGGGATGAGTTTATTTAATGTGTTTCTTTAGCTAAAAAGAATTGCCTTATACGATTCGGCGTATAATTCTGAATCATATCCTTCAAAAGAATAGCGATAATCAGATAAAGTACCATTTCCATCTACGGAAACGATAGTTACAGTATC